TAGGTTGACATGTTGATTTCTGATATTATATATTTATAATCGTTTGATGGAGATGTTGGAAAGATATATAACCGAGATAGAAGAAGATCTGAAGATTGATCAATTCAATATTAAAGAAGCTTCGCTCAAATCTCCAGGCCGAAAACACTTCTGGGTAAGCAGACTTATAAATCACAAGCGAAACTTACAATCTCTAGAGAATAAAAAATTAGATCTTAAGAAACAAATCATGGACCAGATTCATGATCAATCTCCAGTTAAGCTCTCTACGTATACTGTTGATAAAACATCTGATGATAGTGGAATGATTAGAGAGATACAAGTTAAAATTAACGAAGAGAAGCTTATAATAGAATTTCTAGAAAAAACTGAGAAGATATTTTCATCTCTCACATACGATATAAAGAACATAATAGAAATAATGAAGTTAGAACAACTGTAATGATACAATTCGAATATTTTCCTAACAGACGATTATGTCGTATTACCGGAGACCACTTCGAAGAGATACGGGAGTACTTTAGTGTAAAGAATGAAAATGCATTCTTTATGAAAAGATTTAGAGGTAGAGGATTTATAGCAGATAGAACTTATTGTATTACTCCAACAGGTCTCTTTGAACCAGGATTATTTTATGAGTTTTTAAGATACATTAAAAATGTATATCCAAACGTTGAAGTAAACGTTGATGATAAAATAAAAGAGATAGTTAAGCCAGGCATACCTAATTGCGTAGTATATGATAACTTAGAGTTAAAACTAAGAGATTATCAATTAGATATTATAACACAAGCCATATCATTTGGTAGAGGTATTATAAAGCTTGGTACTGGTGGTGGTAAGACATTAACTATAGCATCTTTATTATCATCGATATTCATTAGTAAAAAAAGTAAGTTAAAATGTTTATTAGTTGTACCAGACTTAACTCTTGTTGATCAAACATATAACGATTTTTTACAATATAGTGTTTTGTTTAAAGCAACAAGATGGACAGGCAGTATAGATCCAGACTTAACTAGTAATGTTATAATTGCTAATATGGGTGTACTACAAAGTAGGTTTGATGAAAATGAATGGATAAAAGACGTTGATGTTTTAGTTGTTGATGAATGTCATAAGTTAAAGAAAGGTAATAAAATTTGTAAGATAATTAGTGCAGTAAAGACTGTTAATAAGTTTGGTTTAACTGGTACGTTACCTGATACTAAAGTTGATGAATGGAATATTTTAGGTAAACTTGGTAGTGTTTTTTATGAAAAGAATAGCTACGATTTACGGGTTGAGAGCTATTTAACTAATGCTGAGATTAAAATATTAAAAATTAATTACATTAATAAAGTTCAGCATTTACCTAACACAAATAAGTTTCGTAATGAATTAGACTTCATTTATAGTAACAAATACAGGAATGATGTAATTAAAGCTGTTAGTGAGAAATGTGCAAGTAACGTATTAATACTCGTTAATCATATAGTTCACGGAGAGGCTCTATATAAGCATCTTACTTCAGAACAACCTAATCGTAAAGTGTATTTTATAAGAGGTGAAGTTGAGGTTGAAGAACGGGCTAGAGTTATTAAAGAGATGGAAGATAATAATAATGTTGTTTGCATAGCTATTAGCGCTATATTTTCAACTGGCGTAAATATTAGAAACCTTCATATGATTGTATTTGCATCTGGCGGTAAGAGCTTTATACGTACGATTCAATCAATAGGTAGAGGGTTAAGATTAAATCCAAATAAAGAAAAGCTTATAATTATAGATTTAGCCGACAATATTAAATATAGTTCAGCTCATGCAACAAGACGCCAAGAAATATATACACAAGAAAAAATACAATATAAAATTGGAGAACTGGTTGAAAAGTAACAGTTATAAACTACAATTAATATATGGCTAAACGAGGTCCTAAACCTAAAAAGACAGAATATTATATTGACCCGGTTGTCTTTAAACAACAACTTGTTGATTACTATAGTAAGAATATAAATGAATCTGCAATTGCAGAATCAGTAAGCAAGATAGCTTACGGTCTTAGCTATTCATCTAATTTTATTAACTATACTTATAAAGATGAAATGATTGGAGATGCTATTGTAAAAATGTTTACAGCAGTAAAGAATCATAAGTTTGATGTTACTTCTGAATATAATCCTTTCTCATATTTTACTACAATTGCTTTTCATGCCTTTATTAATAGAATTAAAAAGGAAAAGAAGCATACAGAAGCATTAAATGAATATAGAAGTAGATTTTATGAACAAGAGATGGCAGCTAGTTCTGAACATAATATATATGTTAAACCAGATAGCTACGAATCAGGAGATGATAGTGATGACTCCGTGAGCTCAAATAATGAATAATAAGGTAGCGATATTTACAGATATTCATATTGGTATTCACCAAAACTCGAGTTTTTGGATTGATGTATCGATTGAATGGATAAACTGGTTTAAAAAAGATCTAACTGATAAAGGTATAACTGACGTTATATTTTGTGGAGACTTTTTTCATTACCGGGATGAAATTAGTTTAGTATCTCTCAATGCTGCTAATCAGGCACTTGATATACTAAAGGATTTTAAGGTTCATATGATTACAGGTAATCATGACTGTTATTATAAAGAAACCTCTGAGATTAATAGCTTATCCATTTTAAAAGGTCGTAAAAACGTATTTGTATATGATACAATACATGAGATTGAAGCATTTAATAAGAGATTAACGTTTTGTCCCTGGGGTACTAAGATAGACACAATACCTAATACTGATATTATATTTGGTCATTTTGAGCTACAAAACTTTAAGATGAATGCTTTTAAGATATGTGAGCATGGCGACGATCCAAGTATCTTATTATCTAAAGCACCATTAATCTTTTCTGGACATTTTCACTTAAGAGATGAAAAAAAGTATAGTAATAGTACTATAGTGTATGTTGGTAATCCTTTTGAAATGGATTTTGGTGATAGTTATCAACGCAAAGGATATTACATTCTAGATATAACTAAATCGTCTTATGAATTTATTGAGAGTACGTTTACTCCGAAGCATATAAAGATATTTTTATCAAAACTAATTACACTTAAAGAGGTTGATAAAGAGTTTAACTCATTTGTATCAAATAATATTATTAAGTTAGTTATTGATCGCAATATAAGTTCAGATCATTTAGATTCATTAGTTGCTAAGATTACAACGTTTAAACCTAATGACTTACATGTTGATTATGATATTAATTATAACAAGATTAAAGTAAATGAAGATGCTGACTTAGATTTATCTGGAGTGGATATAACTAAAGCCATTCAAGAATTTGTTAATATGTTAGATATAAACAACAAGAAAGAAGTTGTAGAATATACAACTAGTTTATATAATAGATCTAAATTATGAAATTTGTAACCTTTCAGAAACTAAAGATTAAAAATTTCTTGTCTGTTGGCGAAGAAGTAGTTTCAGTAGATTTTAAGCAAGGCTTGCATATCATTACTGGTATCAATAGAGATAAAGAAGATAGACGCAATGGCGTTGGTAAGTCTACTATCGCTGATGCATTATACTTTGCTATATTTGGATCAACAATTAGAGAGATTAAGAAAGAGTTTATATCCAACAACTTAACAAATGGTATATGTCAGGTTGAGGTATCGTTTAATGTTAACTCACCGAAAGGTAATGATGACTTTGTTATCGTACGATCATTAAATCCTTCTAGGCTTAATATATATAAAAATAATATTGATAAGACGAGAGATAGTATTGCTAATACTACAGAATATATTGAAGCAGTATTATCTTCTTCACCAGAAGTATTTCAGAATTGTGTTATAATGACAGTTAATAATACGTTACCGTTTATGGCTAAGAGTAAGGTTGATAAGCGTAAGTTTATTGAACAAGTATTTAACTTACAAATATTCTCTCAAATGCTTAGTAACTTGAGAGAAGATCAAAATAAAATTTCGAAAACGTTTGATATTGAATCTACAAAATATAATGAGGTTGAGAAGTCTATAACTACCTATGAACAACAAAAATTGTTACGGGTAAAAGATCGTGAAGATAAGATTATTAACATTAATAGTAGAATTGGTTCAAACAATAAGGAAATTGATAGTGTTACAGCTGATTTAAATACATCTGAAAATATAGATTTATCTATAAAGCAAACTGAACTAGAAACCCTTAATAAAGCTTATGATAAGATTGATGATACTATTAAAAAGCTTATCGTATCAGTTACAGAATTAAAAACTAATATAAAGAACAAGCAACAGAGATCGTCAGAAATAGGAACATCAGACGATGTATGTCCTACTTGCTTAAAGCCAATTGAATCTCATGACCGCACTTTGTTTGAAACTAAGAAAGAAGAATATAAATGTGAGATTGTTAATGATACTATAACGCTACAATCAAACCAGAAAGATATTGATAGTTTTAAGGATAAAAGCATTAAAGTCAAAAATCATATCTCTAAGATTAATGATGATTTAAATGTTTTAAAAGTAAGACTTGAGAATAGAAAGCTATTAGCAAAACGTATCAAAGATTTAATTGATCTTAACAACCAGTTACAGGAAAACATAACACACTTAAATGAACATAATGACTCATTTAATGATGTTATAACACAAACAAAGGAACGATATGAGGCTATTAAGTTAGAGCTTGAGAATATTAAGAAGTCTCTAAACCTATTAGATGTTGTTAAATTTGTGGTGAGCGAGGAAGGTGTAAAGAGTTACATAGTTAAAAAGATACTACAGAATTTCAATGGGAAACTAGCTCATTACCTTAAGAAGCTTGATAGTAACAGTATTTGCATATTCAATGAATACTTTGAAGAGGAAATATTGAACGAAAAGGGTAAGATATGTGCTTATAATAACTTCTCTGGTGCAGAACGTAAAGCAATAGATCTAGCTTGTTTGTTTTCGTTTATGGATATTCGTAAATCTCAAGGCGATGTTCATTATAATATTAGCATATATGATGAATTGTTTGATAGTAGTCTTGATGAAAAGGGTGTTGAGTTAGTATTGGAAATACTAAAGGAACGTTGTGAAAAATACAATGAATGCATTTTTATTATTAGCCATAGAAAAGAAAGCATTAAGTGTGCAACAGGAGATGTTATTTTCTTAGAAAAACATAATGGTATAACGCGGCGTATTAACTTTGTGGAATAATACGTTTTTATCTATAAATCATATTATGATCGGTAATCCAAGCCAACCTCTTCCTTTTTCAAACACAAACTTTGCACCCTTCCAAGCAAAACAATCATTACTTAATCCGGAACAAGCTACTAAATTACCGCAACCAGAAAAGCCAAAAGAGTT